AGACGAGGTTTTGAAGGATTTGCATGGCATGATAAAGGGTAAGTATAAGTTGGGTGTTAGTCACATATTTCCTACGAACGATGAGGTAGGTGAGTTTAGTAAGAGCATATTCAAGCCATTGATAGCTGCCAATCGTGGTAGTATAAGTAAGTACGTCAAGAATGTAAGTGGCGGTAATGATACAACGAGTTTGAAGAATGTGAATGGAGCCATGTTATTTTTGCGTGGTGCGAGGTTGAGTCAGAAGGTTGGTGATAGTGAGGAGGGTACGAGTAGTAAGACTGCTGGTTTTTCTTGTGATAAGTGTGTATTTGACGAAGTTGACTTCATGGAGCCGGAGTCTATAAGTAAGTACATCCGTAGTATGGGCATGAGTCCACATCAGCACGAGGTATATTTGGGTAATCCTTCACACGAGGATTTTGGTATTGATTTAATATTTAAGCAGTCTGACCAGCGATATTGGTTTAGGAAGTGTAGTTGTGGTGAATGGACGTGTGCTGAGAAGAGTTTTCCTGAGTGTGTTAAGATACGTCCTGACGGCACTGGTTATGTAGGTTGTGATAAGTGCGGTAAGGAGGTTCGGGTCTGGACTGGTGAGGGTACTGGCGAGTGGGTTCCTGATTTTCCTGATAAGACCAAGTACATGCAGGGTTATATGGCGAGTCAGTTAATGACTCCGTTTAACGATCCTGCCGATATATTAGAGGATTTTGTTAATCCACCGTTTGGTAATTTGGCTGACGTTTATCGTTTGAGATTAGGTCGTCCTTATTCTAATAGAGACGAGAAGTTGCGTAAGAGTGATGTCCTTTCTAATTGTGGTAACGATTCTCCTGCTGTTAAGCATATTGGCCCGTGTGCTATGGGTGTAGACGTAGGCAAGGTCAAGCATGTAGTTATAGGCGTTAAGGTCGATACTAAGCGGTATGAGATAATAAGGGCATGTAAGGTTGGTAGTTTTCAGGATGTATGGGACTTGGCTAAAAGATATAACGTTAAGAGTGATGTAATTGATATTAGACCTTATGAGGACGAAGCTCGTGCTTACCAGAAAGCTTCTACGCATAAGACTTTTTTGTGTGAGTACAGCGAGACTCAGATGGTAGAGTCGATGTTCAACGATAATACTGGAGTTGTTAAGGCTCATCGTACTGGTATATTTGACCAGACTCATCGATTACTTTCTAACGGTAAGATACGTTTGCCCCGTCAGTGTCCTGAAGTTGAAGAGTTTGCCCGCCAGTGCTGTAACTGCGCGAAGTTCGAGGAGAAGGATAAGAGAAAGGGTACGATAGTTTTTCGATACCGACCGACTGGAGATCGACAGGAGCATTTTAGAAATGCTTTGAATTATTTTATTTTAGCTGCAAGCGGTCATCGAATTGATTATGCTAAGGAATACAGTAATAAAGTTCAGGAGACAGAGGTTGTGAGGGAATATGAGCGGGTTTAAAGGATAAATTATGGCAACAAAAGCTGAAGAGGTAATTGAACTCCGTAACAGGGAGTTGGCAGCTCAGGCTAATATACGGAGTTTGTGGCAGCAGACGGCGAACAAGTTATACCCTTATGTTCAGATAGATTCTACTTACGAGCCAGGCTCTATGCGGACTACTGAAATTTACGACCAGACTCCCATGTTAGATTCTGAGGATATGGTATCTGGCTTGAAGCAGATTTTGCTACCTTCTGGCCAGTTGTTCTTTGCGATAAAGACTTCGGTAAATAATGACGCTTCGCAGCGGTATACTTCAATGCTGACTGAAGTTTCGCATGAGGAGATTTTCAAATCTAATTTCATAACTGAATTTGACGAGATTTTAAGGTCTTTAATAATCTTCGGCCCTGCGAGTATCTTTTCCGAATGGACTCCGAGGAATGGTTTAAATTACAAAAACTGCATATTAGGTTCGTATCAGTTTTTAGAGAATAGTAAGAAGTTGGTTGACGGAATAATTTTAACTGTAAAATATACTCCTCGGCAGGCGATTGAGGAGTTTGGCGAGGAAAACGTTGGCAAAGAGGTAATGAAAGCGTTTGAAGACCCGAAGAAGCAGAACGAGTTATTTAATTTCATATATCTTGTAAGACCTCGTGAGCTAATCAATCCTAATTTGTCGCAGAGGTTTTCCGGTAATATGTCGTGGGAATCTGTGGTAGTGAATGAGAAAGAGAAGTTGATTGTAGAAGAAGGTGGTTTTCCTGAATTTCCATACCATAGTGCAAGGTGGAAGAGACCTGCAAACGAAAAGCACGGTCGTGGAATAGGAACGGAGATATTACCTCAGATTAAAGTTTTAGATAGAACAACAAGGGACTGGATTGATGTTGGTAATAAATGGGCCAATCCGGCTATGGAGGTTTTATCTACATTTGACGGCAAGTACAGAGTTACACCTGGCGCTAAGAATATAGTACGAGAGTTACCGTCCGGAAAGGCGATAGATGCTAATTTGAATGGTAATTTTCCTATAACCGAAGCATCGTTAGACCGTCAGCAGGCAATAATTGACAGAGCGTTTTTCAGAGATGCCTTTTCTCCGTTAGAGAATTTAACCGGCGATAGGCGTACGACTTTAGAGATAAGAGAGCGAATTAAGCAGACGTGGCACAAGATAGGCCCTCCGGTAGCAAGGGTTTGGTATGAGTTATTAGACAGTTGTATAACGAGAAGTATTTTACTGCTAATCAGGAACGGTGTAGTAGAACCGCCTCCTTCCGATTTACAAGGTGTTAATTTTGGTTTGGAATTTGTAGGGCCGTTTGCGCTTGAGTTACGAAGCCAGCAGGCTAAGGCGTTTCAGGAATGGGTTATGTTTGTCGGTGAGATGGAGGCCGTATTCCCAGGTGCGGTCGATAACGTTGATCCTGACGATGCTATTATACGAATGGGGCATACTTTTGGTGTCAATGCCGAAGATATGGCTTCCGAAGATGAGCGTAACGATAAACGTGAAACTCGTCGTATCAAGGAAGAGCAGCAGATGGCTCTTCAGCTTGCCCAGGTGGCTGGTCAAGCTAATCAGGGACTTAGTAAGGCCCCTGAGGAAGGTAGCCCCGCTGAGGCTTTAATAGGGGCATAAATGGAACAGACGCACGAAGAGATAATTGAGCAGAGAGTAAGCGATTTTATGCACTCTTTCAAATCCGGCCCTGGATTGAGAATTTGTAAATATTTGTCAGTATTTTGTCTTGAGAAGGAAACTACTTACGTTGAAGGTTCTGAAATGAAAACAGCGTTTAACGAAGGTGCTCGTTCGGTAATATTAGAAATCAGGCGTTGGCTTGATTACGATTTAACTAAATTAAGAAAGGAACAGGACTATGGAGAAGACAGGATTAGCTGAGGCCCAGACAAGGACTACTTCAGCCCCAAAAACAATGTATAAGGAAATAGAGGAAATCGAAGATGTCGCAAGAGGGCATGTAAAGGTTATCGAAATTCTTGTCTATGAATTTGATAGGATGGAAGAAGTCATAGATGAATTTACCGGCCAGTCTACCGGAAAGGAAAGAAAAGTAGAAAAGAGTCGTGGCCCGTATTGGTGCCAGACAAAGGAACAGGAAATAATATTTAAGGAAAACAATTTTGGCGTAAGGATTGAAACTTTCAATATTCAGTTATTGAAATCTACGGCCATTAAGTATCTCAACAGCCCTGAGAATATGAAACATTTTAAGGAGAGAGACAATGGTTGAACCAATAGTAGCAGTTGAGCCGGTAGTTACTCCTGCTGTTGAACCGGCGGTAGAGCCAGTTACGTCTTTCTTCGGCAACGACGGAACATTAGCAGAAGGCTGGCAGGGAACTCTTGACGAGAGTTTACGGGAAGAGAATAGTTTAAAGACGTTTAAGACTGTCGGCGATTTAGCGAAGTCGTTTGTACTTACTAAGTCAATGGTCGGTAAGGATATGATAGAAGTACCTACCGACGCTTCAAGTGAGGCTGCGCGGGAAGCGTTTCGCAAAGCCGGTGGAAGACCTGATACGGTTGCTGATTATAATTTGAAAGCACCTGACGGTTTTCCGGAAGAGATGTTAGAACAGGTATTCCCAAAAGCTAAGATAGAAGCATGGCAGGATAGATTCTTCAAAGCCGGTATCAGCAAGAAATCGGCTGATGAGTTTATAAATAACTTTGCACAGGATATGCTTACTGATCATCAGGGTATGCAGCAGGCCGAAGAAATGAAAAGAACTGAATTGGTAGGTAAACTTGCTACCGAATGGGGCGCTGCCTTTGAGCAGAAGAAACATCTTGGTAATATAGCAGTAGACGAAGGAACAAAGGGCGATGATGAGTTTAAGACTCGTCTTACTGAAAAGTTTGGTAATGACCCTGACTTTATAAGATACTCTTCAAATCTTGGTAGTAAATTTGCTGAGGGTAAATCGCCTGACTTCGCTGCTGTCCCAACACCATCGGATTACCAGAATCAAATAGATGCGATACAGGAAAACCCGCTCTATATGAACGGAACACAAGACCAAAGAATGAAGTTAGCCAATCAGATTATGGTTTTAAGAAGAAAGATGAAACCAGAAGCTAATGTCTAATATATGACACGGATTACCTTTTACGAGGCCCGAAACATGGTGGTATTCCACCCGCCTATCAGCGTTAGATAGGATTTGGCCTGAGTTTTCAGATTACCAGTCCGGTAAAATTTGATAACTAATTATGTGAAAGGTTAATCATGAGTACACAGATTCCGATTGCCTTTGTCGATCAGGTATCGTCAAACATCCTTATGCTGTCGCAGCAAAAACCGTCAGTAATAAGGATGGCTTGTCGTGCCGAACCGGTAACAGGTGATAAAATGTTTGTGGAACGCCTCGGCCCAAAGGATGCTCAACCGCGTGGTGCAAGACAC